CAAGAAAGCGATGATTGCGCTCGGTTTTGTCGCCTGCAATTTCAGGGCCAAAGCAAGCATCCAACCAAGGCTTCACGCGTGACTGGTAGCTGCCCACCCGCGTATCCGCTGCGGGCTGTGGCGACCGAAACTTGATGTGGCATTGTCCTTCGGTCTGATTGGCGATCCGCTCGGCCAGCGCGTCAACGCTGTCCGCAAAGTAGATGCCATTGCCATCATCGGTTCGGATAATTTTCCGCCCGTTGATGGTATCCGCTGCGGGCTGTGGGGCGGGGCGGGCGGCGATGGCGTTGCGCGCAAGGATGCAGTTGTCAGTATAATCCTTGCTATGCCCATCTGCTACGATTTCTAGCACCGCTTCCAGCCTCTCCACATACCCCTGCGCCGTCGGGGGCGTGGATAGGGCGGTGGGGAAAGCCAGTTGTTGCAAGTACTCCTGTAAGGCGTTCTTAGCCTCGTCAAAGTCATCAGGAAGCGGCAGGTCGTCAATCCATGACTGCCACATCACCAGTGACATAGGGTGATTATAGGTGCTTTCGGAAAGCGCTTCCATCGCAGCATCGCGTGTGGTGGTCATTTCATCCTCCGAACTGTAGCGTATGAAAACTCAGGCTTTCCGATCACGCGAAACTCAGCGGGCAACTGGTTACGAAGGATGCCCTCGGCTTCTTTGATCGACACACGTTCCAACTCTGCAAGCGTTTCGGATGGTTGACTTGCCCGAACGAATATTTCGATTGTCACGGTCATTACGGCATGGACAGTCGAGGGAGTGGTCATGGCTTGGCTCCGATTTGGGCGAGGGCGAGGGCCATCATTGCGTTTGCATCTGACACGGGGTCGGGTTGCAGGTCGCGCAGTTTCAGATGCCCGAGCCGTTCGGCCGATTTTCTGGCACGGTAATGGCGCGGCACGCCATCGATATTAAGCGTCACGCAATCCCCTGCCTCCACCCGTTCAAGCATGGTCATCACACGCATCCGATCTGGGTGAGGACACGCTTAATTGCCGCGTTCCAACCGTTGTTAAATTCACAATCACGCTGCAAAACTTGTGTGCTGATCTTCGCCGCATCCTCCGCCCGCGCCTTTGCCACCTCCGCTGCGACGTGTGCGGCTAGGGCGTCGTGTTGGGCGGGGGTGATCAGGGCGCGGATGGCGCCATGTGCTGAGTTCAGTTCGATTGCAGCCGCCCGTCGCCGCATCTGAAGCGCTACGTCAATGTCTTTTGCAGGTTTGGCGCTTTCGCGGGCAACCTCTGCAAGGCGTGCCATCCGCATGGTGTTGCAAACACCTGCCGCCGCTTCCAACGCCGCAGTTACAGCCGCTTGGGACATGCCGGTGCGGGTGTATTCGGTGGCATCGTCATATCCGCAGGGGGCTGGATCAAATGGCTGTTGCTTCAGTGTGACTTGCTTGTATCCAGTCTTGAACGTGCGGACCCATACTTTATCGGCGCTCATGTCTTCGGCTCCTTGTCGGCTGTGGGGGTGAGGGCGGCGCGGGCTGTTTGAACCGCGTGTGGCTCGTCAAAGCCAGAATAGCTGCCCGATGAAATCAGATAGTCGTTTGCCAACTTGTCATCCAGTGCGGCAAGGCTAACCAACGCCCCCGTGATGCGCGTCACCCGCTCCAGTGCGGCGGCTTCGGATGCCCGCAGCAACTTCACGCCTTCACTTGCGGGTGAGGTGCGTTTGCCGGGAGGACAAGCCATGATGCACATTGCAACCTCAAGCTGCCATTCATCCCGTTCCGCCCGCAGCGTGGCGAGTTCATCGATTTCATCCGCGTTTTCCATGTGGACGCGGTTTAGTTCGCGGGCCATATCTTCCAGCGTCTCAACATCAATGCTATCGGCATAACCTGGCGCATCTTCGCCGCCACAAATCGCAACGGCCAGTTTATAGGCGCGATCCCGCAGCGTGGCGTTCTCGGCGGCTATGGTGGTGAGCATGTCGGCTGCTTCGTCAGGCCAAAGCGCGGGCAGTTTGTTGGCGTGATCGCGCAGGTCAGCCACCATCTGCGCCACCGCTTCCGGCGATAAATCAGTCACTTCTCATACTCCTCTACATATACATTCTCAATACTAGACACATACCAAACTGAATTCCCGTTGTCAACAGCTTTCCCGCGCGAATATGCAGTTAGCTTATCGCACAACCCCGCCGCATAAGCCATCTCATACGCATCCGAATATCCGTGGTGAATACCATCAGGCGCTACCACATCGGAGGGCGTAACAGTTGCTAGTGAACGCACACGCACAGCAAACCATTGCGGATAATCGCGGCGGTTTGGCGTGGCTACTACGGTAAATTCAGTTCCGGGCCGATGCGTCAAATGTGTTGCAGGCACATAGCACTCATCGCCGTTTGCCATATGCGCAATCCAGCCAGCGCCGTATTCGCGGGTTAGGGTAAGGGTGGTGATCATTTTGTGATATCCTTTATCAATCTGTGAATTTACGCGTTGCAATAAGGCGTATATATTACTTTCGTGACATCTCTATATTCACATTCCAGCCGCTATATGCATACTCTTTCTTAAATTCAAGAAACTCCTTTACAAAAAGAGATGGGTTTTGTTCTGCCCAATTCATACTCATTTCTACCTCTACACGACTGATCATATCCGTATCTCCATAAACAAAGCCTGCCCTATTTCTAAGGCAGGCTAGTTATACTGTCAAGTGTTATCTTTCTACTCGCAAGACCTGATCAGTTGCCCCGTGCTTTCATCATACTTCAACTCGCAAGCCCCGCCGTTATCAGGCTCACTCACACTCAGCACGCTGCCAGTCACGTCATTAGGGCGATACGTTGTGCAGCCTTTACAGCCCATTTCCCACGCTTGCAGATACACGTTTTTGAAGTCGTCAAACGAAATATCTTCTGGGCAGTTGATCGTTTTGCTGATACTACTATCAACCCAACGCTGTGCAGCCGCCTGCATTTTGACGTGATCAATCGGAAACAGTGTTTGCGCGGTTACGAAACTAGCAGGCAGCGGCTCACCCGGACGGCACCGCCGCCACTTATCAACAGCATAATCCCGCACAGTTTCCGTTACCTTGGAACCGTCTTTCTGCAATACCTTACGGTCATATTCCAGCGCAAAAATAGGCTCAATCCCGCTAGACACGTTGCCAGCATATAGTGAGATAGTTCCTGTTGGTGCAATCGAGGTCAGCAGCGCATTGCGGATACCATTCATTCGGATCGCCTCACGCACATCCGCATCCATCTGCATCATATTGCCGCTGGCTAGAAACTGTTCCGCATCAAACAACGGAAACGGCCCACGCTCTTTAGACAATTCAACGCTGGCAAAATAAGCCTCACGCGCAATAAACCGCATCAGGTTATCAACCCACTCAACGCCATCGTCAGACCCGTAAATCACGCCGCCTAGGGCCATGGCATCAGCAACGCCAGTGACACCTAGGCCGATCCGGCGCTTATCCTTAGCCTCCTTTTCCTGCGCAGGCAATGGAAACCGCGACACGTCAATCACGTTATCCATCATCCGCACGGCAACCCGCACCACATCGCCTAGCATTTCATAGTTGATTGAAAAATCGTCATTCAGAAACGCTGGAATATTAATACTTCCAAGCAGGCAAGCCCCATATGGCGGCAATGGCTGTTCACCGCAAGGGTTAGTCGATGCAATAGTTTCACAATACCCTAGGTTGTTAGCCTTGTTAATCCGATCAATGAAAATCACACCGGGTTCAGCATAAGCATAGGTTGCTTGCGTGATATGATCCCACAAACCGCGCGCCGATACAGTGCGGTAAACCTTGCCGTTAAACTTCAAATCAAATTGTGCATTATCCTTGACTGCCTGCATAAACTCATCAGTAACCAGCACTGATAGGTTAAACATCCTAAGCCGCGATGCATCCCGCTTGGCGTCGATAAACTTGAAGATGTCAGGGTGATCGCACCGCATCGTTGCCATCATAGCGCCCCTACGCACGCCCGCTGACATGATAGTGCGGCACATGGCATCCCATACATCCATAAACGACAGTGGCCCGCTAGCTGTTGCTGCAACGCCTTTAACTGGCGCATCAATCGGGCGCAGGGTAGAGAAGTCGTAGCCAATGCCGCCGCCTGCCTGCATAGTCACAGCGGCTTCTTTCAGGGCGTCCATAATGCCTGTCAGACTATCATGCACCGTTCCCATAACGAAACAGTTGAAAAGCGTAACATTCCGATCCGTTCCAGCGCCAGCGTTAATTCTTCCAGCCGGGATATACTGAAACCGCTCGAGAACGGCATAGAATTTATCAGCCCAGTACGCGCGGTTGGTTTCATTCTCAGCAAGCGCCCAAGCAATACGACGCCAGCTATCTTGCACTGTTAGATCAATCGGTGTTCCGTCTTGTTCCTTCAAGCGGTATTTCATATCCCAAATTTGTTCTGCCATTGGGTTTTTGAATGGGGTGGTGTTGGCGATATTCACTTACCACCTCGCGCGGCTAGCATGGCGTCGGCTACCTGATATGCACATACCGCCCGCCACTCGATAGAACTATCCCAATCTCCATTAATAATACCCTTATTCATAGCCTGACCCGCAAAGTAATCACGCAACGTCATGCCGCCGATCTGCGGCCTGCTGTCCCAATTACTATCGTAGTTTGGGTTTACATACGGAAACGCTGGCCCACCATCATTCACACTCATTTCCCCGTACTCCCAAATCCACCGATCCCGCGTTCAGT